TCACCAACCGCCGCTGCGGTGGAAATACCATCAGTATCTGCCGCTGCAGCTTCTATAAATGTGGATTGAATATCAGAGGACATATCCTATTCCCTATAATGATTAGAAAAACAGACCCTCCGATTACGCAATCTGTACGTACTCAATAATGAAAGTGAAAGAGCCAGCCGTGGTAGCATCTACCGTATTGGTGATATTACAGTAAATGGTTCGTTCCGCCGAGGTGTACTGCACAGAAGCTGGGGCAGTCGTTCCACTTTCAGTTTGAAGAACCAACGAAGGCAATGTCACATTACCGACAACAACTGTAGTACCACCATCAAGAATCTGGTCAGTGACAGCCGCTACGATCTGTGCGCCAGAACTACTAGTACCTACTTCATAACCGATGTCACCAGTTCCAATAACCGGAGCTGTGGCACAAAAAATCTTGATGTTGGTTATAATCGTGTTGGCTGGTTGAGTAAATTCACCAATCGCGGGGCTATCACCAGCAGTAGTATTAACCGTAACGCCTGTGGCGTAACCAACATGCTTAATGTACTTGTTGGTGAAAATACCTGTGGATGCTTGGGAAGAAGTTTCGGTAACAGTCCCGGTATTCGCAGCTACATTTATAACTTTGAAACCGTTTTCAGAACGGACGGAACCGCTAAACGTTGTGTTAGCCATTTGTATCTCCTGTCGTGGCTAGTGTCAGCCATTCAATATGACTGTCAGGGATAGATTATTATATAACAAAAAAAAAGAGGGGGCAACAAGTACCCCCTCCTTAATTTTATGCACCGGGTGATCCGTAAACCCCAAGAGGATCGGAAACACCGAATGAATAACGTTCTCTAGCCTTGTAGCGGCTATTGCCCGTATCGAAATCAGCATCCATAGATGTAGACATCGGGGTACGAGTAAAGTGCTTCAAGCCATTTGGAACGTCCGACATCAAAAACCATGCATCTGTATCTGTCAGATAATGGTTTACTGCATACCCTTCAGGAACAGAACCGTTGTTCTTGAGAGCATTGAGGTCGTTATCCGCGGTGCCAACACGTCCCTGAGTTTCCAACAGGCGCGTAGCAACGAATTGCAGCGCAGGTGGGATAATCAGTTTACGTGGTTTGGCGGCGATCAACAGGCTACGCTCATCCGTCCAACCAGCAATTGATATAACGGCGGCTTCTAGTGAAGTCTCGTTAAGATCAGCCGCTGTAGACGGCGTGTTTGAGTTTGTGCCACCAGAAACAAGCGGGTGAGCGGTGGAGCAAAGTACAACACCATCCCCGAGCGTGGTGGAGAAGGCGTCATTAAGAATAGTCGCCCCCTTAACCTGTTTAGTATAGGCCATAGCGCGAGCGAGAGCCTTCGTATAACGAGCAGACAAAGAGTCATACAAGTTATCCTCAACGGCTTCCTCAGTAACTGAGAATCCCATCGCAATGGTTTCGTGATTGTAACGAGCCGTCCATGCTTCCTGCGCGTTGTCATACTCGATGGCAGAGCCTTCGTCTTTGACTGGTGCGGCAGAGAAACCGGACAGTTTCGTCTCTTCCTCAAAAGAACGGTCAGAAGATTCTGATTCAAAAATCTGCTTATGTTCTTCACCGTACTTAGCATACTCCATGCCAAACAGAGCATTGAGTCCGGGGAGGAGTTCTTTTAGTAATTGGGCACGTGAAATAGCCATTTACGTTACTCCCCTAAATGCCGGTTGTGTTGCTCATAAGGTGACCAGCATTCCATTTGACGAGAGCTTCAGTGAAGCCGCCAGATGAATTTTTGGTCTCATCCACCAACTCTACAATTCGGAAAGGTAGAGTATTGGTAGTGGCAGAAGTATCCAAAATGGCAATTTTAGAATTACCGGTAGTAGTACTACCTGTATTATCAACCCCAGCTATATTAGCGCCAAGATCAGTAAGTGCTAAATCGCCAATGGTAGTACCAGAGGATACAACCGCAGCCTTAAACAACACATCCGTAGCATCGACCACATAGCCTTTAGCATCACTAGCAACAGTGCTAGCGGGCCAATACTGTTTGAACGTTTTCTGATTGGTACCGGGGTCAGTGTAAGAACACCCCATAAAAATACCAATAGATATCATAGCAGCATCGGCGGTGTCCCGCTCGATAGTGCCTGCAGTTACGAGTTTAACAGCATCCCCGCAAAAAATGTTAGTGTTATACGCGCTAGCAATTGTGTACTGTCGGGTAACACCAGCATAGGGGGTACCGCTAACCATCTTAACTGGCTTTAGCCCATAAGGGGCATCTACTGTAGGATAAGCCATAGCTTATTCTCCCGTTAAGATTAATTTCCGCTACCGAAAGTGACCTTCGATGTCCGATCATTGAAGAGCGGCATACGAGGATCATTTTCTCGCATCAGGTTGTTATCAACTGACTGAATCTGAGCTTTACTCTGCTCTGCGTAATGATCATTACGCTCTTTGACCAATTCAGCCGGAGCTTTACAAAGCATCAATCCCCCAATTACAACATTGTCTTTAAAACGCTCGTTCTCGACGGTGACCATTGTAATTTCCGGGTGATCTTTTGCCTTAACTGGCTCCCAACCTTCGCGTAATTTTGAGGAAACATTCGTGGCATCAACCTGACCATGTGTAGACACACGCACCCAATGAAACTTATACCCTTCTTCAGGATTAGGAGAAGGTAACATTTCCGGGCGCTGCCAACCCTTTTTACGGGCCGTTTTATCACGTGTAGTCTGTTCACGATTAATTCGATTATCAGCCATTTGCACTTTTCCTCATCTCTATCGCAACCTGTTTGGCGTAATCTTCAAGAGGAACCCCTAAACGCTTCGCTAGGTTTACCTGTGTTTGCGTTAACACCACTTTCTTTGGTGAAGTGCTCCGCGTAGCGGGTGCAACCACGTTCGCCTGACGCTTAGACGTCTTCCTATCTGGTTTTTCGACATCCCCGAAATTACCGGGGAATATTTCTCGCATACGGCCATCAATGGCCTCATAGTACTCATCGCTTTGCGGGTTCATACCCTGTTTGACAAGTTTGTTATGCAACCCCAACGCGAAACTTGTCATTTCATCGTCTGAACCGAACCATGTGTTGGTTTTTGCCCATTCACTGGCCCGCTCATCGACTTTCACCGGGGCGGATTCTTGTGTGTTAGCTTCTTTTACAGTTGTTTGATCTTCCTGTAAAGGTAATTGTATGTTGTTTAACCGATCAGTTCTTATTTTAGCAGATGTTAACTTTTCCTGTGCTTCAACAACTGCATCTGCCTCACCAGCTTCATATGCTTCTTTGTAAGCATTTTTAGCCTGTGCTAATTCACTTTCGGCTGTACGTTTGGCCTGATCAAGAAGTACCGTTTGGTTCTTTCCAACGGAAGTCTTTAAATTCTTGTTCTCTTCAACAAGTTTTTGAGCGTAGGTTTCCAGCTCTTGACGTTCACGAAATGCTTGTTCTTTAGCACGACGCTCATCGTGGTATCCCTTACTGAAGTGTTTAATTCTTCTGCGAACTTTTTCAGAGTAGTCTTCAAGTTCCTCATCAGTAATCTCCTCTGGAGGCTCAGAAGCCTTGCGACCTTGGTCAGCTTTTGGCGTGTCATCAATAACTTCAACTTCAAAACCATCATTAGAATCTTCTGCCTCTACAACCTCGACAGGTTCATCCTCTTTTGCCGCTTTCTTACCAGATATATCAACTTCAACAGCACTAGAAGGTTCTATTTCTATTTTTTTGCTGCCTTCTTCATCGTCTGGGAATGTGAATTCAACTTTTTTGAAGGGCATATATTTAACTCCTATGCACGCGAAATACCGCGGGGGTCGTTTACAATAGCTTCGATGGAATCATCATTCATAAGACGATATTCCTTGCCGTCGATTGTAAATCGTGTTCCTGAATTAGCACGAAACATAACGTAATCCCCTACATCACACCATGCCCCTGAAGGGAATCTATCTTCATCACTATACGCTTGTTCCCCCATATCCAGCACAAGTCCTATAATAGACAGAATAGTTTCATGCTGTTTTGCAGACACCGTTTTAAGGATTTCTGTATCGTCGTAAGTATCCTCAATTTCCGGCATCGCTATAAGAATATGATATCCAACTGGAACGGGAAGTTGTGCTTCCAACTCTTCATCATTATTGGGTTCTGGCTTTATGGAAGGTTCAGTCATCGTCGTCCCCTAAATAATTGCGCGAGAGGTCTTCTATATGAGACAGCGCGACTTGCAGACCCCGAAGCAAACCACACACATTCCTGTACTCGGCGTAATCTTTCGGACCACCATCAGCAAGGAATTCCACCGCAGAGGATTTATGTTCCCCTATACGTTGTTTAAGCACGTCAAAGACGGTTTTTGCCATTCAGCCTATTCTTTCTTGTTGTTAGAAGACGGGGTAGGAGGTGGAGTAGTTACTGTTTTGAATATCTCAAGATCAAGTTTATCGATTTCTTTCTTTACATCAGCATCCAGTTTAATCTGATCCTGTTTGGCATCTACTACCGTCTTAACCTTTTCAAGTTCAACCCGTTGGGTACTAACAGCAGCATCAACAAGATCTTTCTGGGCTTTCCGCTGCAGTTCAGCCTGCTGCAACTGTGTATCCGCTGCATCTTTCTGGGCTTTACGCTGTACATCAGCCTGTTTAGTCTGTGCTTCCTGACGCCGTAACTGGAGTACAGGATCTTGAGCCTGTTGCTGTGCCTTCTGTTGTGCGGCCTGTTGCTGATGAGATTGTGTAAGCTGTTTAGCTGCCTTGGCAACAAGACGCGCAAGATCAACTTCAATCTCTTCGGGTAGCTCTTCATTTGGCGGTGGTAAGTCAACACCAAGACGTTCTTCTATCTGCCTTCTATAGTTGAACCCTAGATGCTCCGCTATATGTGCCTGCAATGATGCCATAATCTGTTTGGCCTGTGGATTCTGCCCGATCAATTGAGCAACCATAGGATCTTGCATAAACGACATATGCGTACTGATGTGAGCATCGTGATCCTGATATATAAATGCTCTTACAGGTTTCCCGATAAGTGCACTCATATTCTCGCTTATAGGATCTACAGCTTTTACATCGTCCTTCGTAGGAACAAGTTTATCCGCATTCTTGATTCCTAATACTTCAATCATCTGCCTATGGAGTTGCGGCAGGTTATATATCTGTGGTGCAGACTGAGCCATCGCCAAGACAGCCTGATACTGCACAACCCGCTGCGCCATAGTAGAACTATTCGGATCGCTTACAGGAATTACATCTACAGAATCATAATCTTCCCGACGCGCTCCGACTTCCCCACGAAGAGGTTGGTAGTCATATTCTTCCGACGCATACTCGGACATTATCGCTTTAAGGAGTTTGAACTCCTGCTTCATGGCGTAATGAACACGAGCTTGTACTGCGGCCATAGGTTTAAGAGTACGTTCAAGCAATGCCAGCGTAGTACCGACAGGGGCATTGGCCGACATATCAGAGATATTCATATCACTGATAGCACCCAACCTGCGGCCTTCAGTCGTTATCTGGTTAAGCAACGCCAAAAGTGTTTGGCTTGGTTCTTTGTAGGGGAGGAATGTAATGTTGTCGCGGATACTGCCTGACGGTACGTCCACATCGCGCCACTCACCCGGATTTATGGGAGTGTCATCACCTTTGATCCGCAACCCTCTTGATTTTAATCCACCCGGCAGATTCGCCAAAGTACCAGCATCGACAAGTTGCCGTATCAGGCTTGTACCTGCTTTAGCGTAACCACCAATAATGTGAATCAAACCAAGACCGTAAAACCCGAACCCCGGCACATATACGTAATGTACAAAATGCTGTCTCTTCAATCTGAGTTCATCATCAGGATCCCAGTTTCGGCGTATTGCCAGTACTTCGGATGTTCCCCGTTCTATAGTTATTATATACGGTTTCGCAATTTCCTCATCGGAATCATCAACACCCTCTATAACAAGATCGGCATGGATCTCGTATACTGCATAACGGTCATCATCCGTTATGGAGTAACCGCTTTCCTTAGCCTTACGTTCTTCT